TGCTGTTATCAACAACGGCTTCACTAACTCGTCTCAGTACTACGGCGGTGACGGCGTACCTTTGTTCAGCACTGCACACCCCTTAGTTGGTGGTGGAACCAACAGCAATCGTCCCACAACTGGCGCTGATTTGAACGAGACTTCCTTGGAAGCCGCCGTTATTCAGATCGCCGCTTGGGTGGATGAAAAAGGTCTGTTGATCGCTGCTAAACCTCGTAAGCTGATCGTACCTCCTTCTTTGATGTTCGTTGCTACTCGTTTGTTGGAAACCAGCCTCCGTGTTGGTACTGCTGATAACGACATCAACGCATTAAAGAACAACGGTTCAATCCCTGAAGGCTATTGCGTTAATCACTACCTGACCGACACAAACGGTTGGTATTTGACTACTGACGTGCCTAACGGCTTGAAGCATTTCGAGCGTACTGCACTGACTAACTCAATGGACGGTGATTTCGACACCGGAAATGTGCGTTACAAAGCCCGCGAGCGTTATAGCTTCGGTTGGAGTGACCCACTCGGAATGTTCGGCTCACCCGGTTCGTCCTAAGCAAACCCGCATAGAACCTAGGTTCTGTGCTACAGAGAGGCCCCTTCGGGGGCCTTTTTTATTGCGCGTTTGACAAGCTAAGTTTCTGTGGTACATTACCTGTTACTAAGTCACAGGAGATACTATGGACATCACAAACCTACCCAAGACCCGCAGCGAAGCAAAAGAAACCGGCAGTAAGTACTACTTCACTGGACAACCGTGCAAACACGGGCATATAGCAGCCCGTAAAACAAAAGGCTCTTGCGTAGAGTGCTTGAAGGTAGAGTGGCAAGAAGGGGCTGTATCCCGCGCAGACTACTTCGCCGACTACAACCGACGAGAAAAAGTCAAAGAACGTAAGAACGAGTGGTATCAAGAAAACCGCGAAATGGTTATCAATAATGCTGCTACGCGCCCAGCACACGTATTGCGCGAATACCGTAATGCGTGGAAAGCAAACAACAAAACACAAGTACTGGCTGACAACAAAGTTCGGCGGCGTAAACACAGAGAAGCTACACCACCGTGGTTAACACGAAAACAAAAGTCCGAGATACGCCAGCTTTACCAAATTGCCATAACCATGACCCAGACCACTGGGGAGCAGTACGTGGTTGACCATATCGTACCGCTACGCTCCCACGAAGTTTGCGGCTTGCACGTACCGTGGAACCTGCGGGTAATCACCCAAGAAGAAAATTTAAAGAAGTCCAACAAACTTCTTGCACCCCCTACAGTAAAGTGATATATTTCAGCCAATCCGGGCTTTCCGGTGCATTAGACAGTCCCGGCTGACGACATACAGACTAATGCGCCTAACTTGTATGTAAGGAATTATCATGGCTAATACCACATTCTCCGGCCCAGTACGCGCTGGAACAATCCAAAACACAACCGGTACAACCGTAGGAACCAACATTGCCAATGTAGGCCAAGTTGTAATGGCGCAATCCGCAGCTATTACGCAAACCTCAGCGGTTACCACGATTGTCATCCCTGCAAACAGCCAAATCCTCGAAATTAACGTATGGGTTACTGAGGCTTGGGATAACGCAGCAACTACCTTTGGTGTAGGTACAACTGTTTTGGCTACCAAGTTTACCGCCGCTGGCGCAGTTGATGGAGCAGCCGTTGGCGTATTAACAGTTACTTCAGGCACAGACTTAACACGCACAAATGCGTTTATTGATGTGGGCAGCACCGATGTCAAGATTGCTGTTACATCAACAAACACAGGTTCAGGTACAGGTGTTATTACTGTCCGGTACTTGCAAGCCTTGAATCTGACTGCTTAATTGATCTTGGGGGCTTCGGCCCCCGCATTACAGGAGATTAATTATGATGCAAACCGACGTTAAATCGCAACACGGTGGAGTTTCTGGCTTGATGGTTCCGTACCGTACTCGCCTTAAAGGAGCGGTTGTTTTTCCGTTTTCTGGTGCTACTGAGTACACTGTTTTGGTGGACGATCAAAGCATAAGTGGAACTTACGCAAGGGCCACCACAACAGCGACAATTACAGCAACTAATCACGGCTTGAAGGCGGGCGATTGGGTTTATTTGGACTGGGATTTGGCGGATAACCCGTACCAAGTTCAAACAGCGTCCACTGCAAATACGTTTACTGTTACTGTCGCCAATTCTGGCGCAGCCAGCGGAAATGTGACTGTGTGGAATGATGTGCTGCTGCAACTAGACGCATCAAATCAAACTGGGTACAGCGTACCAATTCCCGGAGAAGGCGTCCTTGCTCATAACGGCATACGCCTTTTCTTGGGAGCTAACACGCATATCACGGTGTTTTATGGCTAAGAAAACCCCATCCCTTGCAGTAGGTCGCGGCGAGAAGCTTCCGGTCTCTAAGGGGGCTGGGCTGACTGCCAAAGGCCGTGCTAAGTACAATGCAGCCACAGGGTCAAACCTCAAAGCGCCACAGCCACAAGGCGGTGCTCGCAAGAAGTCATTCTGTGCTCGTATGTCTGGTATGCCGGGGCCGATGAAGGACGAAAAAGGCAAGCCTACCCGTAAGGCTGCTTCACTAGCTAGATGGAAGTGCTGATATGACTACACAACACGAAACTGCCAAGAACGTAATGGATGTTGCGTCTATGCTAGCAACCATAGGATCGTTTTTGGAAATGTTTACCCCAGTCTTCGGTCTTATTGGTGCAGTATGGACATTGATGCGTATTGCAGAAATGATTGCAGGGAAACCCTTTGCGGAGATCATCCGCCGAAAGAAACCTGATGCCGTCAACGAGTAAAAAACAGCACAATTTCATGGCCGCGATAGCACACTCGCCATCGTTTGCTAAGAAAGTAGGAGTCCCACAGTCCGTGGGAAAGGACTTTAACGAGGCCGATAAAGGCCGTAAATTTTCAAAAGGTGGTGATACTATGGCTTCTAAAATGAACCCCGGCTTCATGGCAATGATGGCAAAGAAAAAAGACGGCGCTAAAGGCAGCATGCCAGCCGCTTTAGCAAAACACGCAGCTAAACCTGCTTCTAAAGCGCATGCTGGTTTAAAAGGTGGTGGCTACGTTAAAGCTGCTGACGGTGTTGCCCAGCGCGGTAAAACCAAAGGCACTCAAGTCACTATGAAAAACGGCGGCAAGTGCTAACACTATGATGTCTAGCCGCGGTATGGGGGACATCGCCCCCTCCAAGATGCCCAAGGGAGTTAAAAAAGCCCGTCGGGATAACACTGACTTCACGCAATACGCTGAAGGCGGCAAGGTCAATGCCGCGGGTAACTACACCAAGCCTAGTCTTCGCAAGAAGATCGTGAGCCAAGTCATGTCTGCGGCAACCCAAGGAACCGGCGCTGGAAAATGGTCAGCACGTAAAGCACAGCTTGTCGCTAAGAAGTACAAAGCCGCAGGCGGCGGGTACAAGGACTAACATGAAAGCCCCACAGAAATCGCTCAAGGATTGGGGTGACCAAAAATGGAGAACCAAAAGTGGTAAAAAATCTTCTGACACAAAAGCTGCAATCAAAAGTCTTAGCGCTAGTGAGTATGCTGCGACGACCAAAGCCAAGCGAGCCGGGAAAGCCGCCGGAAAACAATTCGTAGCACAGCCAAAAGCAATTGCAAAGAAAACAGCGGGATTTAGATAATGGCAATCTCAGGAACCACAGCGTTTAACCTAGACCTCACCGAACTGGTGGAGGAGGCTTTCGAGCGTGCTGGTTCCGAGTTGCGCACAGGGTATGACCTGAAGACAGCCCGCCGCTCCCTTAACTTACTGTTTGCTGACTGGGCCAATCGCGGCATCAACATGTGGACGTTTGAGCAGGGGACGATTAACTTGGCTCCGGGGCAAGCCACTTACGCACTTCCTTCAGACACCGTGGACCTTTTGGAGCATGTCATCCGCACAGGGGCCGGGAGCGCGTCTACACAGGCCGATTTGAGCATTACGCGCATTAGTGTGTCTACCTATGCCACGATCCCAAATAAGCTGCAGCAAGCCCGTCCAATCCAGTTGTGGATGCAACGCCTTGACAGCGAGCGCTCAGCGATAGGCACAGTTTTGACAAGCGCAATCTCCGCTACGGATACAACAATCTCAGTGGCTTCAGTGCTTGGGCTTCCCACTACAGGGTTTGTAATAATTGAGTCCGAGATCATCTACTACGGCTCCATCGTAGGCAACCAACTCCTGTACTGCGCACGCGGGCAGGCCAGCACAACTGCGGCATCGCACATAAGCGGAAGCCCTGTATACGCACAGAACCTGCCGTCTGTGACGGTTTGGCCTACCCCAGACAACAGTACAACATACCAACTGGTCTACTGGCGCATGCGCCGTATTGACGATGCAGGCGGCGGTGTGAACACAATGGACGTGCCGTTCCGGTTCTTGCCGTGCATGGTCGCGGGGCTGGCGTACTATTTAGCGATGAAGGTCCCCAATGGGGCGCAGCGGTTAGACATTTTGAAATCACAGTATGACGAGGCTTGGGAGTTTGCGTCTACCGAAGACAGAGAAACAGCGTCCTCGCGGTTCGTGCCGCGCCAAATGTTTATCTAAAAATGGCAAACATGTTCTCATCGGGCAAGCACTCGATCGCCATGTGCGATCGTTGCGGAGCGCAGTTCAAGCTGACCGAGCTAAGGAAAGAGATTAAGAAGACGAAGATATACAACTTGTTGGTCTGTGCAAGTTGCTGGGACCCTGACCAGCCCCAGTTGCAGTTGGGTATGTACCCAGTAGAAGACCCGCAAGCAGTGCGTAACCCGCGTAGGGATACCACATATGTTACTTCGGGCCCGATGTCAGATGGGTTCCTTAGTGGTGGTTCTAGGAACATCCAGTGGGGGTGGAACCCTGTTGGTGGAGCAAGTTTTTTTGACGTTGCGTTGACGCAGAACTATTTGGTTGCGACGACAAATGTTGGTATAGTCACAGTAAGCGTTTCATAGGAGTTAATCATGGCATATACAAAAGCTGCAGATGGCGTAGCCTCTAAAGGTAAAACCAAAGGCAAAAATCTTGGCGATAGCGGTCCCTCCGTTGGCATCCAGCATGGTGGCAAAGGCAGCAAGGGCGGCAAGACCAATGAAGAAATGCTGAAGCTAGGCCGTGGTCTAGCTAAAGTAGCTAATCAAAAGCGAGGCTAATATGGCAACACAAAGCATGAAACGCATGGGTAAAGAAGTTGGCCCTGCCAGCCTCTACGCTAAACCCCACACTATGTCTGGCAAGGGTGTCACCGTTGCTGAGAATCCCGGCAAAGAACCTAACCGTAGCAAGCTGGACACCTACGATGTAAGCATCGGTGGTATCAGCAAGTCCGCTGGTAACGAGCCGGTCAAAACCTCTGGAATTAAAATTCGTGGTACTGGCGCTGCTACTCGTGGGATCATGGCCCGGGGCCCAATGGCATGAACTACGCTGCTCTAGTGGTTGCTATCTCCGATTACACGGAGAATACTTTCCCAACTGCGGATATGAATACGTTCATTCAGCAGGCAGAGCAGCGCATTTACAACACCATTCAGTTCCCTTCAATACGTAAGAACGTAACGGGTATTTTGACGACCAACAACAAGTACCTGTCTTGCCCCAATGATTTCCTTTCGCCTTA